TCTTCAACTTTCACGGGAGGAGCAACCAATGAAGCTTGTGAAGCCTTGGCCGGACGGCTACGACGTCAACCCGGGATCACCGTACGGCTCGCGGGTTCACCCGATCTCGAAGAGTCGAAAGTTTCATCACGGCGTTGACGTTGCTCTCCCGACGGGGACGGTGCTCGTTGCTCCGGCGGACGGCCGCGTCGTCCATCACGGCTCGGGAGCGTCCGGCGGTTACGTCCTGATCGTTCGACACGCCGACGATCTGTTTACGGTCTACTATCACTTGAAGAAGCGCTCGCACTTGTCGAAGGGCGCGGAGTTTCGACGCGGGGATCCGATCGCGTTGTCTGGGAACTCCGGCAGATCGACCGGGCCTCACCTTCATTGGGAAGTTCGCCGATCGCGGAAATGGGGCGACACGGTCGATCCGGCGAAGTGTCTCGTCGACAAGGTCGTCTCGGATCGGGAGCCGATTGTCGAGAAGGCGGAGATCGCAACTCCCGAACCGATTGTCGAGAAGGTCGAGATCCCAACGCCGGATCCGGTCGAGCGACCAAAGAAGCCGGCCGTAATGAGCGCTCGTCTACGCCGGTTCTTCGACGTGAGGAGGGCGCTTCGCTAATGAACGAAGAATCGTCGACGCGGATCACAATGAAGGAGCTTTACGTACAGGTCCAGAAGATACAGAGCACACTCGAGAAGTTGACGGCCCAACTTCCGACAATCTCTTACCAACTTGACGAGCTCGAGCGGGATCTCAAAGTGCGGCTCGAGGACCACGAGCAACGTCTCCGAAAGTTGGAGATGAGGGTATGGCAAGCGGTCGGGATCTTGAGCTTTGTGTTCGCTGTGGTCCCCGTTGTGTTGGGGGTGATGGAGTGAGCGGTCCTTCTTGGACTATTCGTCGCCGGGTTGTCTGGACTAGCGTGGGCGTCGGCGTGGTGTTGGTGGTTTCGGGGATTGTGGCCGTGTTCCAAGATAGAATGGGAGCCGGCGACCTAATAGCCGGGGGCGTGGCGTTGATGACGTTGATCGCTTCCGCTTACATTGGGGGCGCGGTCGTCGAGGACGTGCGCCTCTCCAAAATTGACGAAGGGAACTCAGATGGCTAAGTGGATCAAGTATTGGGAGTATGCGGGTGAGCGCGCGTTGAAGACTTTCGCCCAGACGGCGATCGCGACGATCGGAGTCGGCGCGGCTGGAATTATTGACGTGGAGTGGCTGAACGTGATCTCGGTCGCGTCGTTGGGGACGGTAATGTCTCTCTTGACTTCGGTTCTCCGTTACAACGTTACGGGGGACGAGTGAACGAAATGGAAAAGATTGGGGAATACTTGTGCCCAGTCGATCCCTCCGAAGACTTAACGTGTGAGTCGTGCCAATGATAGGCTTGTGACTCTCTTCCCCTAATAAGAGAACGGCCGCCGGAACTCTCTCCCCGGCGGCCGTTCGCTTTCTCAACCTAACGAAGCCACTCGTACATTGTCTTCTTCGTCACGCCGGCTCTCTTCGCGATCGCTGGGATTGAGTCCCCGTTCTCGTGTTCGCGCTTCGCGGCCAGGCGAAGAGTTTTCGTGGCGCGTTGGAGTTGGAGGATCGCGTCTTGGCGACGGATCGCGTGGTCTTCGATCGGGATCTCGACGGGAACGATCGCCACTTACTTCTCCCCAACGTATCGCGCGTAAATCTCGGACGCGATCATCTTCCCGTCGACTTTCTTCGTCCCGCGAACCGTTGCCTCGAAGGATCCAGCGGGTCGGAAGTGTTTACTCTTCCCGTTCTTGATCACCATTGCCACGACTGGGATCGTGTCGGTTGCGACGAGTGCCCATCGGTTCGGGTTGGCTCGGAGCGTCTCGGAGACTTGCTTATACTGGTCGTGTCGACTTCCCCGGGGTCCGACGGTCGTCGCCTCGGGATCCTTCCATTCGATATTGATCGTGTTCACTTTATCTCCCTCGTGATTATCCGGGCCGACGATCCGTAAACTCCTCGTAAAGAGTCCGCGATCGCGTCGGCTTCGCTCCTTGATCCAATTACTTGGAGAAGCTCCTTCTCTTGATCCTCGCGCTTCACGAGGATCTGCCACTCGTCTTTCGATTGTTCCCAATCGCTTGGTGTTGTCATCTTCTCTCCTTCTTCTTGGTCACGCGGAAGAGTCTAGTCCGAAACTCTTCCCCGTCAAGTTTAGGACGAAACGCGGGCGAGTCTCGGGTCTTGACTTGTCGGAGGTTAGGACTAGACTCCCCAACGAAAGACCAAACAGGAGGGAGATACAAATGGGTTACTACTCGGACCTAGAGATCGAGTTACAAGAAGAGGAGGCGGATCGTCCGCTTCCAAAAGCGGATACGGAGTTGACGCCGCGACGCAATCAACGAGGACGCGTTCGTGAGAGCTACGAGGCACCGAACCATTGGGTGCTGAAAAAATCCCATACGGCGGCCTTGATCGTTGGGCTCCCGCTCGCGTGGGTGAACGGCGCGCTAGTGGGGATCCTGCTCGCGCTTGAGCTTGGGTGGAGCAAATGATCAAGTGGTGGGTCGTGTTCGCGCTCGGCGGGGTGTTCGTGTTAGCTCCGGGAACGATCGATCCCTTGGCGGTGATCAACGGGTCGACTTTGGTGGGCCTGGGATTGTTGGCTTGGGCCACTTTGAAAATAGTCAATACCGAAAACAAGAAGGAGAGACAACGTGTATAACGTGAAAGAGGCAGGGGAGAAGATCGTCGTGGAGCCTACGGGCGATCCTTGGGCAATCGCGGCCGGGGATCTGTGGCTCAATCGGGAGCAAGCTCGGGAGCTGGGTCGACGGTTGACGGAGTTTACGAGTTGGAGAGCGGAGGAGATTCTCGATGAAGACGCTTAGAGCCAGGACAATGGATCCGGAAACGAGTCACGAAGCGGCCGAGTCCGTCCGTAACGTCACGACAACCCAAGAGTACGTCCTTAGAGCGCTCAGGAGGCCGCGTACGGATCCGGAACTCCTCGAGGCGTATCGACAGTTCAAGAGAGCGCCAAGAGCCTCAGAGAGCGGAATACGGTCTCGACGCGCTGAGTTGGTCCGGGCCGGTTTGGTTCGGGACTCGAAGCGTCGGGTGAGGCTCGAGTCTGGTCGTCGCGCGATTGTCTGGGAGAAGACGTCGTGAGGAAGTCAACGCGGCCGGACGGGACTCCCTGCCTCGTCCGAGAATACTCGGTGACGATCTACGCGTCCGGCGACGGGTACGAGTGCGAGCTGTACGACGGTCCCGACATTCTCAGCTCGGAGCCGGTCGGAGATCTGGCAGACATTGGGCACTTCCTACAAACAAGGCTAGAGGAGTTAGTGAATGATACAGAACAATAGGTTCGTGGCGAACAAGGCGCTCGACTCGGACGGTTGGCTTGGAGCTCGCCTCGGAAACGTCACGGCGACTCAGGTGGCAGGCGCGGCGACTCCTCGAGGGTTCGCCGACGCTGTCGAAGCGATCCGATCCCCGACGGAGATCGAGGACAACGCGTATATGAAGTTCGGCCGCGATAGCGAGGGGTGGATCTCGTTGTGGGTGAAGAGGGAGTTCGGGATCTTCCCGAACGAGTGGCTAATCGCGTCGGAGAAGGATCCGAGGTATCTCGCCACGCCGGACGGTCTCTCGTTAGACCACAAGGAGATCTCGGAGGTCAAGACGACCGGCCAAGATTGGGGAGAAGGGTCGATCCCAATCAAGTATCGGCGTCAAGTCCAATGGCAACTATTTGTGACGGGCGCGGAGTCTTGTCTCTTCGCTTGGGTCGAGAGAGCGGAAGTCGCGGGAAGGTTCGTTCCGGCTTGGTTCGAGCCGCGCACAATCCGCTTAGAGCGGGCCGAAAAAGAGATCGAGAAGTTGATCGGGGTCGCCGAACGGCTCCTCGACGAAAAGAAGCCGAACGACAACGCAAACAAAGGAGAGAACAAATGAGATACAACCTGGACGATTACGAAACGGTAGACGAGCGTATTCAACGGTTCTACAAGGATCACCCGGACGGCCGGATCGTCTCTTACGAGTTGTCGTCGGAGGCCGATCGAGCGCGGGGATACTTTGTGGTCCGAGCTCAGGTCTTCACCGACCACGAAGATCAACATATGGCTTGTCCGAGAGCTACGGGCCTCGCGTTCGAGATCGAGGGGACTTCCGGGGCGAACGTCACGTCGAGTCTCGAGAACTGTGAAACGTCCGCGATCGGTAGGGCACTTGCGAACGCTGGGTATTCGTCCTCGAAAAAGGGTCGAGCGTCTCGGGAGGAGATGGAGAAGGTCCAGCGCGGCCCGGTCCAGGCTCCGGCGGTCGCGGTTCCCGACGGGTTCGTCGAGTCAATTCGGACCGAGTCGTCCGTTGAAAAGTTGAAGGAGTTGTGGAAGACTTCAGTCGAGGGAGGATTCTCCGACCAAGTTATACGGCAAGTTCAAGACCGGAAGAAGGAGTTACAAGATGGTTAAGTTGTTGAAACGCGACGAAGCGTTACTCCACTTATTGGAGGAGGCTTCGCGACGAGCTCCGGGAACGGAAGCTCCGGTCGATCTCCGACACCGATACGAGAAGGATCTCGACTCCCAAGCGGGCGAAGTGATCGCGTGGTATTGGTCCGAGGGTCGGAAGATCTTCTCGAGAGTGAAACGTGGCTAACCTAACGCCTCACGACGTCATCGAGACTTTGGCGGCGATCTCTAAGGACATTGACGAGACGACGCAAGAGATCGCGAGGTTAGACGAGGAGACGGTCCGAGCGCGCGCCAAGTTCAAGAAGGAACACGCTCGGGCCTTCCTCAACGCGGAGGGCGCGATGGATATACGACGCTACTCGGCGGAGCTCGAGACCGCCGACTTGTCCTTAGAGTACGAGCTATGCGAGCAAAAGCTTCGCGCCGCTGTCGGTCATATCAAGGCGCTGAGGGATCGGCTAGAGGTTGGCCGATCTCTTGGGCCGCTTGTGAGGTTAGAATGGGGAGCGTGAGCTTCTCTCCCCTTGACTTCCCGCCGTATCACTCGTTCTCGACGAGGGATCTTCTCCCGATTGTGGAGAAGCCGGAGGGGACCGCTCAAATTGTCGCTGTGGCGAGGTTGCTTCGGTCAACGTTGAACCGGAAAGATCGGAAAGCTTTCGATCAAGAGCCGGTCGGTCGGACGATCGATCTCGTCGTGGAGTACCTCCGGTTGTCTTTGGAATACGAAGAAATGGTGATTGAGAGAGAGAGATC